AGGGATATTGAAGTATGAGAATATTTCATCACTTAAAACTGCGGATTGGGGTGAGAATATTGATAATCTAATTGATATTCCAAAACAACCAATTCAGATTAAAACATATCCGTTTGGTCAAACTATCTTCCCAGAAGCAACTGCGGCATTCCGTATTGGTATGGGAACACAGGCAGTAGTAAACTTTCCACCATTAACTGCAAAGTATCTGTATCAGAGATTTACAGAACATATCAAAGACCAAAAGGTTATAAACATTTATGACCCATCGGCAGGTTGGGGTGGTAGAATTTTAGGAGCATTATCAGTAGATGATAGAAACATTCACTATATTGGTAATGACCCTAATACTGAAAATCAAATACCTGAAATTGGTAAGACGAGATATGAGTATTTAGCAGAATTCTTTAACAATAAGATTCCAGGTGCAAGTAATCCTTTTTGGGGACATCAAAATACTTATGAAATCTTTACAACAGGTTCGGAGATAATTCATTTAGATGGTAATTTTCAAAAGTATAAGGGTAAGTTAGATTTTGCATTTACATCTCCACCATACTTTGATAGAGAAAGATACTCAAATGATGAAACACAATCATTTAAGAAATTCAATAACTACGATAGTTGGAGAGATGGATTTTTAAGACCTACACTAACAACTGCATTTGAATATCTTCGTAATGATAGATACATTCTTTGGAATATTGCGGATATTAAAGTGGGTAAGGATAAGTTTTTCCCATTGGAGCAGGATTCAATTGATATTCTTACAGAGTTGGGTTGTGAATATAAGGGTAAGATTAAAATGACAATGAGTCCGATGACGGGTGTTGATTTGAGTGGAGTGAAAAATAGTATGAAGATAGGTGATATGGTTTACAAATATGAACCAATCTTTATTTTCTACAAACCTTAAAAATAACAAATGTATCAAAACATATTTTACGAAAGAGCACAAAATCTTATCCACCTATGGGATGATAAAAATGGTTATCAAACATTTCCATATCGAAAGTATGCGTATAAGAAAGACCCGTATGGACAACATACATCAATGCATGGTGATAGATTGACTCGTATTTCAAAGTGGGAAAAGGATGAAGCTGAAGATTTATTTGAATCAGATGTACCCGAAACCACTAGAGTATTAGTTGATATATACGATTCCGATATTCCATCAAAAGGAAACAGAACAATGACTTTTGATATAGAAGTTGAAATGGTTAGTGGATTACCTAACACTCAATTTGCACAAAATGAAATTACTGCAATAGCATCACATGATGGTGTGACTAAATTGTACGATGTATTTGTATTAGATAAAGCAAGAAAAGTTAAAAACAATGCAAAACAATTCAGTAAAGATGGTAGAGATGTCAAACTGCATATTTTTGATAATGAGAAAAATCTTCTAATTGCATTTCTTAATTATTATGAAGAAGTTAATCCAACAATCCTAACAGGTTGGAACATTGACTTTTTTGATATTCCGTATCTTTACAATCGTATTAAGAACGTATGTGGGGAAGGACATGCAAAACGATTATCTCCAATTGGACAAACCTTTTATTCACCTTACAGACAGAAGTGGAGTTTTGCGGGTGTATCTATTTTGGATTATATCAATCTATATAAGAACTATAACTATGGATTAGAATCATCCTATACTCTAAATCACATTGCTACCAAAGAATTGGGTAGAGGTAAGATTGAGTATGAAGGAAGTTTGGATGATTTGTTTGAAAACGATTTGGAGAAATTTATTGAATATAACATTGTCGATGTGGACTTGGTTGTATCAATGGATGAGAAACTTCAATTCATTGAGTTATGTAGAGCAATCTGCCACGCGGGATTCGTTCCGTATGAAGATTATATGTTCTCATCAAAGTATTTAGAAGGAGCATGTTTAGCATATCTTAAAACTAAAGGGTTGGTTGCACCAAATAAACCAAAGGATAGGAAAGAAAAGATGCAAGCACTTCGTGATAACAACGAAGAGAAATTTATCGGAGCTTATGTAAAAGAACCTATTGTTGGTAAGTATGATTGGATTTATGATTTGGATTTAACATCACTATATCCATCAATCATTATGACTCTGAATATCTCACCTGAAACGAAGATTGGTAAAATTCAGAATTGGGATGCAGAGCATTGGGTTAGAGGTGGAGATGCTAGTTATACAATTGTAGGTTCTGGAGGAGATAAATACGAATATACAAAGCAAGAATTAACCGAAGTTATTAAAGATAGTAATTTAGGGGTAGCAGCAAATGGTGTATTGTATAATCAAGATAAACCAGGATTGATTGCAGATATTTTGGATACATGGTTCAAACAAAGGGTTGAATTCCGTAAATTAGAAAAACAATATGGTGAAGCAGGTGATACTGAAAAATATGAATTCTATGCCAAACGTCAATTAGTACAAAAGATTCTTTTGAACTCAATGTATGGGGTGTTAGGATTACCCGCATTTCGTTTCTATGATATTGATAATGCAGAAGCAGTTACAATAACAGGTCAGACTGTGATTAAGAAAACTGCTGAAATGGCAAATATCAAGTATAATAAGGAGTTGGGTACGAAAGAAGATTACAACGTATACATCGATACGGATTCAATTTATATGATGGCAGAACCTTTGGTAAAACATAGATATCCAGAATACAAAGAGTTTGATGAGCAACGAATGGCAAGTGAAGTTAATATAATTGCTGAAGAAACACAAACATTCTTAAATTCATTTTATGATTTATTAGCTGAAAGATTCTTTTGTATTCCAAAAGATAAACACAGATTTGAAATCAAAAAGGAATATATCTCCAAAGCAGGATTTTGGGTAGCAAAGAAACGATACGCACAATGGATGGTATTGAAGAACGGCATTAAATGTGATAAGTTGGATGTAAAAGGTTTGGATGTAGTTCGTTCATCTTTCCCAAAAGCGTTTCAGGAATATATGTCAGGTATGTTGAAAGATATTCTTATGGGTAAAGATAATGAATACGTTGATACAAAGTTATTAGCATTTAAAGCTAGTATGATTAATCTACCTGTAAACAAAATAGCAAAAGGTGGAGCTATTAAGGAATTGAGTAAATACGATAACGGGAAGTGGAGAAAGGATAGTGGTTTGGCAATTGCTAACTTTGAAAAGGGAACACCTGCTCACGTTAAAGCTGGGATTTCGTATAACCGATTATTGAAATTCTTTGATTGTCCGTTTAAGCATGAACCAATTAGAGATGGTGATAAGGTTAAGTGGGTGTATTTAAGACAAAACCCATTAGGATTAGATACAGTTGCATTTAAAGATTACAATGACCCAAAAGAAATTATGGACTTTGTAGAGCAATATGTAGATAGAGATATGATTTTCAAAGCAGAGTTAGAGAATAAATTAGATGATTTTTACAAAGCATTGAAATGGGAAAAAGCATCAACTGAAACACAAACTGCAAAAAAGTTTTTTACATTTTAATTATGGAAAGTTTAAAATTTTGGAATACTGATGAGTTCGATTTTGCTACATATAAATGGCGATTAAAAGAACGAATTAATAAAGAAATATTAGGAAATGCAACCGATCCTGGTAACTGCTATTATACTTTTAATGAGTTGGGGTTTAGAGGTGATTCTGTAAAAAAAAAAGGATTAAAAATTATGAGTGTGGGGTGCGGCCACACCGAAGGAATCGATGTAAATGATAGAGAAACATGGTCACATCATTTAACTAGAATGCTTCCAAATGGAGTAGATTTTAATTTAGGGATAAGTGGTGGAAGTAATGATTACATAGCTAGAAGTGTCCTAACATGGACAGAGTATTTGAATCCGGCTATCGTATTAATTATGTATACATATCCAACGAAACGAGAAATATATACAGACGCAGGTAATTTAGAACCGTATCATCCAATTCCTTGGGGGTACTTAAACGAAGATTTGGATGGTAGAAAATTATGGTCTAATATAATATCATCCACGTCAAATGAAGAAGATTACATTAATTGGTATAAAAATCATTTATTAATATCAAATTATTTAAAAAATAAACAGATACCATTTATTTGGAATGGAACATTTGTTAAAACTAAATATATGGATGAAAATAGATTTGATGGAGAATACCCGTGTTTCATAGATAATAACAAATACGCAAATTCAATTCAAAATGAATTATATGCTAAAAAATTATTAACATATTTTGAAAATAATTTTGAAATGTAAAAAAAATAAATTATATTATTAAAAATAAATTATAAATAAAATGAAAAAACAATTAGAACTATTTCCAAATGAGGAATTGCAATCACAAGGTAGTGTTAATATTACAGAACCACATCCAATCGCAGATGTAGAATGGTGTTTTCAATTTTTTAATAATGAACCTATTGTATTTGCATGGGGAGATGAAAATTCTGAACCATCACCACTAACATTAAGCATTCAACCAATAGAAGGACAGGGATTAAATTTTCAACAAAATGGGATGGAATTCACAATCTTCCCAAGACCAATTTCAGAAGAATCAAAATTAGAGAGAGAAAAATCTAAAAAAAAATAACTAATTAATTATGAGCTTTTTTGAAAACGATATTAGTAAGAGAGAACATAGTTTGTGGGTGGAAAAATACCGCCCACAAACACTTTCCGAATATGTTGGTAATGAAACCGTAAAGGAAACCATTCAACAATATTTGGATAATAACGATATTCCACATTTGCTATTACATGGTAAAGCAGGGACGGGTAAAACCACACTTGCAAAACTTATTGTAAATACAATCAAATGTGATAGTATGATTATTAACGCATCGGATGAGAACAATGTGGATACCGTTCGTAACAAGGTTAAGAACTTTGCATCCTCAATGGGATTTGCAGGATTTAAGATTATCATTTTGGATGAGTTTGATTATATGACTCCAAACGCACAGGCAATCTTGCGTAATCTAATGGAGACATTCTCTAAACATTGTAGATTTATCTTAACGTGTAATTATCACGAAAAGATTATTGACCCAATTAAAAGTAGATGTCAAACATTTGCAATCACACCTCCTACAAAGAAAGATGTTGCAATTCAGGTTACTAGAATTTTAGATGCGGAAAAAATTAAATACGATGTTAAAAATGTTGCCGATATCATTAGTTCATATTACCCTGATATTCGTAGAATCTTAAATACTTGTCAATTACAATCTGCAAAAGGAGAATTGAAAGTAGACCATCAAATTATGGTGGAATCTAATTTTCAAACCAAACTCGTAGATTTGTTAAAAGCAAATGATGATAAACGAAATATGTTTATGAACATCAGACAAGCAGTTGCGGACAATCGTTTAAATGATTATTCTGAAATGTATTCTATGTTGTATAGTAGAGTAGATGAATACGCGGCAGGTAATACGGCAAATGTAATTTTGACAATCGCAGAAGGATTATCCAAAGATGCATTAGTAGTAGATAAAGAAATAGTGTTTATGAGTACAATTATTCAAATTTTAAATATTATAAAATAATGGAACAAGGATTACCAAATGGTATCAGTTTAAATGATGCGAGAGATATGGTGTGTGAATGTGGAAATAAAACATTTATGCCAGGATATAGATTTAAAAAATTAAGTAAAATAATGACTGGTAATGCTCAAGATTCAATCATTCCAATTGAAATGTATTTATGTACTCAATGTGGAAAAGCATTGCAGGAATTATTACCTTTGGAATTGAGAGACACACCATCATCAATAGTATAATAATGGCAGGAAAAAAGTTATTTGACCACATTGCTGCAATTACATCGGAGCAAGACCCAAACTACTTTGATAAATTATCGGAGGAAGATATTAAGACATGGAGTAACTTTATGATTAATAGATTCCTTTCGATGAAACCTGAATGGGTAGAATTGATTGCAACTATATTACCTCTGACTCAAACATTAGAACCTAGAGAAATGTATAAGTTGTATATCAGTATTATACCTAAAGGTAAATATTATCTTAAATACATCAAAGGAAAAGGAGAAGAAAAATACGAATCATTTTTAGTTGATTTAATTAAAAAAGATTACGATTGTTCCGAAAGACAATCAATTGATTACATTGAAGTTTTATATGCAACCAGAGAAGGTAGAGAAAATATAAAATATATGTGCGAAAAATATGGTACTGACAAAAAGTTAATAACCAAATTAAAATTAAAGATTTAATGCTAGGAAAATAGGAATAAATTGTGTATATTGTATTTAAATAACACACTATGGCTAAAGTTTCATTTTCCCAATATAGTATGTGGTCTGCATGCCCAC